ATAAAAATTAGATTCTGATGTTTTAGAAGGATAATGCTTACAAATTATTACACGGGGGAACGCCCAGAAAAAAATAATGCAAATAAAAGAACTACTGATTATGAAACATACCTTTACTGCCCAATACCCATTCAACACGTAGATATAATAAATTAGAATTCGAAGGAATTAAGCTAAATGGAATGTAAGGTTCACCAATAGGCCATTTCGACTTATCGCCAATAGGAGCGTAATGGCGAGTAAGAGTATGTTCAGAAACAGATTCTAAAATTACATTAATAGCATCATTGTTATTTTTAGTTTTATACACTTTAGGATAAGACGAATATTTATCAGAAAATTCAGATAGCATAACCCTTATTAGACTAGGCCAAGGAAAAGGAACGCGCCATTTAGGAATATAGATAAGAGAATCGGTATTATCCTTTTCAACAAATATTGACCAACGCAACATATTAAAAGTTTCTTTTGAAGGACCTAATAATGACATTTCTAACATACAGCATAACCTATATAAAAAAGAAATCATTACACTATGATACTGCGCCGAAAAGTAAGAAGATAAGCAATACACCAACTATCATTTTACAATATGGGTAAATATAAGAATTGATGCAAGAAAAATTTTAAATCAGGAAATAAAATAATAAGCTAAAATAAAGAGAGCTAACGAATAAATACTATTAGACTTGACAGTTGAGCACAAATAAAAGGAATAAGAAAAAAATAAAGAAAGAATTTATTAATTAAGGAACGGAAATATTTGTGCCTTTATAACTAATATTTGTGCCGTCATCAACTAAATCTTTTGTAATATAATTCTTAGTAATGCCTGTGTTAACATCAGTAACCAAATGAGAAACAATAGAATTGTCTTGCAGAGTCATATTAGTGCTATCATATTTGATATGACCTTTGAAATTTGCACCGAGCCAAATATTTGTATTTGTGAAAGCAGAAGTATTTTTAACATATTTAAGCGTGAAATCTGACCAATCCAGAGCATCAGCTGAGTCGGATTGGGAACCATAAACTTGAGCAACATCTTCAAAATAAAGATAGGTACCTCCGGGCATAGTGTAACCGGAAGCAAAACCATAACCGCCGCCTATTTGAGCCATAGAAGAATCTCTTGAACCACCGGAAATAGCACCGCGCCATTGACCGGTGCCGGAGGAAGCGGAACCGGAACCGCCATAACAAGCAACATTAGTTAATGCGGTTTTATTATGAATTTCTAACCCATACCACATAGCAAGATTCAAATTAACTTGTAGGCTAAAGAACCAAACAGTTACATTTACTCCATCACCGAGATAACAAGACCCGACGCCAGAATTATTACAATCTACAACCCAACGAACTGCATAACCATAACCAGCTGACCAGGGTGTATAATTATCATCAAAGGAACAAAATTCATAAGTAATATTTTTTCCTGTACAATGAATTGGAACCTGAGTTACATCTGATCTAACAATAATTTGACCATTATCTGCAAATGGATTAACAGAACCAGCACGATACCAAATATGTTTTGAATGTGAAGAGCCGTTAAAAACAGAACCACACCAAATAAAATAAATATAACCGTTTATTTTATCTGCTTTAAATGGAGGATAAGTACCGGATTTTACTAAAATAAATGCTTTATAACCTTGGAGATCATTAGGTAAGAAATCAAGCGCCGATTGAATTGTTTTCTTAGCGGTAGCCCAAGTAAGACCATCGTTAGAATCATCACCATTTGAAGCATCAACCATTAAACGGAAAACATTTATAGAAGAATCCCAATTAGGAATTAGTAAATTTTTAGGAAATGATAAAATATTTTGGGGTAAAATATTTTCTTTTGCAAGACTTTGAAGAAATCTTCTAGACATAATTTCAACCTTAAACTAATTTAACTCTGATTAATTGATCTGCACCGGTAGCAGGTTCAAGGGCGTAGCCGTTGATTGACTGAGGAAGTTCGGAACCGGCAACTGTTAATGTTGGCTGTGCACTTGCGGATGTAACCGCAGTTGCACCGGCGGGAACCGAGACGGATAAAGCCGAAGCTTTAACGGCTTTTGAATTAGCATCGCTTACAACTGCATCGCCGGCAGAGATAACACCGCCGGAAAGTACAAGTTTAATACCGGAAGTGGCAACGGGTACTTGCTCATTGATCAAAGCTGTATCAACAGCAACACCAAGAGCTTTTTTATTGGCAAGACACTTTTTACCGTCGAAGCCGATAAATAAATTTTTAGCAGTACTTAAATCTTCAGCCGCAGTTACCGAAGTTATTAATATGGGTTGTTCAGTATACACACTCATTTTAATTTCCTTTTAATTTTTTCTTTTTAGTTTTTCTGGATTTACGGTTTGATTTTTTTGGGGGTTTGACGGTATTGTCAATATCCAATGTTATTTTAGATTCAGCAGGCTCTAAGAATTGCTCGATACCTTGTATCTGATTTTCTGACAAACCTACTTTTTCGCCTATCGTATAATGTTTGTTTTTAATAGATAAATCGGAATCTTTGACTATATATAACATATAAGCACCTCAAATAAATTATGTATTTGTATCATTTATTAAATAACCGGCTTCGGAGCCTACAACTTTTGGAGTAAATATATCGGTGTTTCTTACAAACTGAACTTTACCTTCAGCATCGTAAGTATCTACAACAGGGTTGCCTTTTTTCCTTAGTGTATAAGCAAATGCAGGTTCGTAATAGCTACGTTCTACATTGGACTCTTTTGTAGGAACATAGGCAAGAATAACGTTATCGCCCCATATATCAATAAAGTTACCGGCATCATCAGAATAAACCGAATCGCCGACATAAAGTTGTTCGAAATCTAAGAGTTGTCTTAATAGTTCGGGTGTTATAACCGCGTGTTGAGTATATTTAATTCTATCGACGATAGAAGGATGATTTTTTAATGCTTTATAAGAAGAAGCACCAATTACACAAACATTAGGTCTTTTAGCTATTTTACTTCTTACGGCTTCTTTTCCGATATCAAAAACGGCGAAAGGGTCAGAAGTTGCGTCGTCAAATTTTGAACCGGTACCAAGTGTAACTTTATTGCCTACGGGAAATGTGACAAGGTTTTGACAAATATCCGCTATAAGTTTTTCTAATCTTAATTGAATGCCGTCTGTTACAACTTCGGTTGCGTGAATTTTTAGCGGGGTAATATCTTCGGCAACTTCTCTATAATCCATAGGATAAGAAAGGTCGTGTTCCGTTAAAGCATAATCAATTGTGGTCTTCCCTTCGGGCGAGATAACATTTGAATTTGCTCTGAGTGCCCTTTCCGTATTATAGATTTTGAAAGATTCTTTAGAGAACTGAGGGATTTTACCGCCTTCTTTTTCAACCGTAACAAGCGGAAATAATTTTGTACCTACAAATGCAGCATTTTTATAACCTCTTGCTAATTGAGTAAGAACCGGATCAACTAATCTATTTTTAATTGTACTCATTATAAAAATCCTTTATTATTGATAAATTACCTTTTTAAGTGCCGTTTGATAATCGATATTATCAACCATCATGGTTTGAAGTATCTTTTTATGTATTGCTTCGGAATTAGGTTCTACAGCCAAACCGTCATAATCTTCATTTACCAAATTGCCGGGTATATCATCGGGTTTTTCCGCGAAGTTGGAAAAATTAACAATCTTAGGAATGGAATTAACGAAATCTAAAATTTGATGCTGCAATTCGAGAATAAAATTATCGGGATCAAAATTTTCAAAATTTTGATTCCTTAAAAACTTAAGAGTTTTTGTGATCTTATTTTTCATAACGGGAGTAATCGAACCGTAAAGCATTTTTTCATTAAGAAGGACTTCGAAATTGTTTACATCAATTTGCATACGCAAATTGTTGAGTTGGTCATAAATTTTATTTCTTTCGGATTCTTTTAACTCGACCACATCGGAGTTTGCGAAATTTTGCTGAAAACTTTCTGTGAAAGTTTTCAGTTGTTTTAATGAATCTGAAATATCGCTGAGGATATTAGAATAAGACTCTAGCGGAGTTTTTAAGTTAGGGGGTTTGTTTTTATTTGATTGTGTGTTATTTATTTGGGGTTGTGTGCGTTCTCCGCTAGAATCATAATTCGGAGATTGGGACGAGTTAGACATATTAAGTTTTGGATTATCACTTTTATCAGAATTTAGTTCTTCGCCTTTCGAAGAATCTAAATTTCCATTTTCAATACTGCTTACCGGAGAGTTAAATTCATCTTGTATAATATTTATATCTTCTTCAAAATAAAAAGAAATAATTTCATCATCTGCATTAAATTTAACAGGAGAAAGTCCATCGACTGCCGGAAGGACGGCCCCAAGAAATCCGATATGATTTAAGCGTAAATCAGGAGTTAAGGAAATTGACCTTTTGGGAAATTTCCTTTCTTTAACTGCTTTAACAAATGCAGGATCTTCATCTTTCGTTTTAGCGAAAAGCGATTCACCTTTACGGAATAATTTCTCAACCCAACCAAAAGCGGGATCGTTATCTTTGGGATGTCCGATAACTAATGGAGCTTCTCTTTCTTCGGGATTATAGGAATTAACGATTTGGTCTAAATCTTCGGTAGTAAAATTTTTAGTTACACCGTTAGAATTGGTATGAGTACCGGTCTTAAATATTTCAAAAATCATTGTTACTTACTCTCCAATGTGGAAATATTATATAATTTCTATTAACTTTATATAAGTTATGGAAATAATTTACAATTATTTTATTTAAAATCAAATATGTTAACGCTTAAGCAGAAAAAATTTATTAAAGAGTATTTGAAGGATTTGAACGGAACGAAAGCTGCGGTTAGGGCGGGTTATTCAAAAAGATCGGCGAAACAGCAAGGCAGCAGATTGTTGACAAATGATGACCTGTTAAAAGAATTAAAAACAGAAATAGAGAACCTTAACAAAAAAACGAATATAGAGTTGGAATCTGTTTTGAGTGAATTAAAGACTATAGCTTTCAGCGATATAACGGATTACTTGGATTTTGATGACAACGGAATAAAAATACAGGATTCCAAAAAAATAGAGAAAAATAAATTGAGAGCAATAGAGAGCATACAAATTTCAGAATCTAAGAACGAAAATTTAAAACGATTGAAGTTACACTCCAAGGTAAATGCACTTGATAGATTGTTAGATTACATTGAATTGACTGATCCAAAATTAAAGGATAAAAATATTATTAGGATAATTGTTGAGAAAAGAACTATGAGAGACAAAAAACAAAATACTTAAAATGGAACGGGTAGTAAACTTACAATATGAATTTCATAAAAATCAAGAAAAGTTTTTTTATGAATCAAAAGCTCGATATAAAATTATAGCGAAAGGCAGGAGGTTTGGACTTACAAAGGGATTGGCGAATTTTGTTATTGATAAAATGTTTGAGGAAGTCTCCCCTATTCTTTGGGTTGACACGACTTATAATAATATTGAGAAATATTATGATAGATATTTCCTACCTGTACTAAAACAATTACCTACAGACATTTACAAATTCAGACAAATAAAGAATGATCTTAAGATTACGATTAATGGAAAAACTTTAGTGTGTGATTTTAGGAGTGCAGAAAAACCGGAAAATATTGAGGGGTTTGGTTACGCTTTAATTATTTTGAACGAAGCCGGAATAATTTTAAAAAACAGATCCCTTTGGGAAGAATCTATTTTGCCAATGGCTTTGGACCAAAAGGCTGATTTTATAATCGGCGGAACGCCGAAAGGAAAGCGATATAAAAACAAATATCATTTGTTTTATGAGCTTTACATCAAGGGATTGAGCACTAATGGTTGGGAATCTTTTAACTTTACGAGTTATGACAATCCATTACTTGATGAAGAAGAAATAAAAGAACTTGAGAAGAACATACCGGCGAATTTAAGGCTGCAAGAAATTTACGGAAAGTTTATTGACGAAATAAATGCGGGAATAATTAAAACAGAATGGTTTAATTATTACTCGAGCGGCACCTTACAATTGATTGAAAACTTTGGAATTTATCAAAGTTGGGACACAGCTTTTAAGAAACACGAAGAAAACGATTATTCGGTTTGCACGACTTGGCAGGTATCGAAAGACGGATTTTATTTAATTGATTTTTTTAAAGAGAAATTAGAATTCCCGGAACTTAAAAAAGCAGCAATAAAGTTAAATGACAAATTTCATCCGAAATTTGTTTTAATAGAGGACAAAGCCAGCGGACAAAGTTTAATACAGGAGCTGAAGAGAGAAACCAGATTGCCGATAAAAGTAATCAAGGTTGACAAGGATAAAATCGCAAGATGCAATTCCGTATCTCCCCTATTTGAATCCGGCAGAATTTATATACCAATACCCGAAGAAAAAAAATGGGTTGAAAGTTTTGTAAATGAATTGGTAGAATTTCCGAACGGAGAATTTGACGATGCTGTGGATTCAACGACACAATTTTTAGAATATGCAAAAAACATACCTAATACCAAGCAAGAGATAATAATCATAAAAAGAAAGAAAATTAATTTGAATAAGTATAAGATGAGCAAGAGATGGATAAAAAAATAAAGAGCTATTTGCTGAGGCAAATAGCGAATCGTGAAAATTTAGGATTAAATAGTTTCTTTACAAATCTGCCGGATCCGGATCAGATACTGGCAGAGAACGGATACGATTATAAAATATTAAGGGATTTATTGATTGACGCACATTTAACTGCCGTTGTTATGCAGAGGAAGGCACAAGTATTAAAAACGGGTTGGGAAATAACTAATATAAAAAATGAGAAGTTAAAAGAGGAAGTAATTGAATTTTTATCAAATTATAATTTGAGAAAAATTATAAGTGAGATGTTGGATGCTTTTTTGTATGGATTTCAGGTTTGTGAAATAAACTGGGGAATAAAAGACAACAAAATAATTCCGGTGGATATTGTAGGAAAACCTCAAGAGTGGTTCATATTTGACAGTGATAATAAATTAAGGTTAAGAAAACGAATAAACGGATTCTACATATTTGAAGAAGGAGAGAGACTACCAGAATATAAATTTATTTTGCTTCAGCATAACGCCAGTTATGTTAATCCATACGGCGAAAAACTTTTATCAAAAGTTTTTTGGGCGGTTACATTAAAAACCGCAAGCAGAGATTTTTGGCAACATATGGTTGAAAAATATGGAATGCCTTATTTGGTTGGTTATTATTCGGCAACGGCATCGCAGTCCGATAAAGAGGAGCTTTCACAAAACATACAAGATATTGTAGACAATCAGGGCGGGATATTGCCGACCGGAACTCAGTTAGATTTTAAGGAAAATGTTAAATATGAAATCGGGCAATTGTATAATAACATAATCACATTTTATGACAAAGAAATTTCCAAGGCAATTTTATCAGTAACGTTAACAACCACAATAGAAAAGTTAGGTTCGTACAGACTTGCCGGAATGCAGAAAGATATAATTGATTACATCTCTTTAGCCGATAAAAAAATGATTGAGGAAGCGATAAATAAAGTTATTGAATATTATTTATATCTAAACTACGGCGAAGAAATTGAGGATATAAAATTTAAGTTAGTGCAAAAAGAACAAATTATTGAAACAACAGCAAAGCGTGACAAAATATTAAAAGAAATGGGAGTAGTTTTTACGGAAGAATATTTTAAGAAAAGATATAATCTCTCCGAAAAAGATTTCAAATTAAAAACCAACGAGGAAAAACTATGAATAATATGAACTTCTTTATAATTTTTTTTCAAATTGGAGGTTTAACGTTTATTATCTGGATAACAACAAAGATATTCAGAAAAATTAAATTGCATGAAATGAAGCAGGAGGCTTTAATTTTTGCCATAAAAAAAGAAAGCGATAATGGATTTGCCGAAGCTTATGAAGAAAAGTTAAAGGAGCTAATGGCAGATCAAAAGTTTTTAAGAGGTTAAGAATGGGAATAAAAGATGTGTTTGGTGACATAGCGGAATTTATAACCGGCGGAGCTTCATCTGTTATAGAAACGGTAGGCAATATTATTGACAAACTTTCAACAACGGATGAAGAAAAGCAAAGGCTGAAAAATGTTTTGATAGACAAAATGAATTCATTTGTTTTAGAGGTACTTGACAGGCAAAACAAGGAACAGGAGGAATTAACGAAGAGACTTGAAGCGGATATGAATTCCGACAGTTTTCTTGCCAAGAACATAAGACCGATGACGCTAATATATATTTTATTCTTGTTAACCATAATAATAATACTTAATGCTTTAAGAATAAATATTGATGAAACATATTCAACTATATTAAAGATATGGGGCGGATTGGCCTTTTCGTTTTATTTTGGTTCGAGGTGGAATGAGAAGATAACGAGAATTAAGAAGCAATAAAAAATGTAAGAATAAAAGGTATATGGTATTTGGTATATGGGATATGGGATATGGGATATGGGATATGGGATTTAAGGGAAAAAATTTAATGGTAAAAACTTTTATATGTCAAGATGATGCAAGCAAGTCCGCCCACGCTGATGCTTCCACCTTCGCTCTTAGAGCTGCGGTGGACTGGTCGGCGGACAAGCCCGCCTACGCTATTGCTTCGGTGGACAAGCCCGCCTACGCTATAGATTCGGTGGACAAGCCTTCGTATGCTATTGCTACGGCGGGCAAGTTTACATAATGTCCGTTATGTAAAGTCAAAACCGACGATATGATGTTTATGTTCGGTAATAAAGTTATAATGTTGGTTAACATATATTTGTACTATAATGGCGCATTATAGGACAAATATAGGTGAGGTTTTGCGTACTTGCCCGCCTACACTGATGCTTCGGCGGACAGGCCCGCCTACGCTGATGCTTCCGCCTTCGCTCTTAGAGCTGCGGCGGACAGGTCGGCGGACAGGCCCGCGTTTTTGCTTGAGCTTCCGCCTTCGCTCTTAGAGGTGCGGTGGACTGGTTCCCGCCTGCACTTGAGTTTCGGCGGACAAGCCCGGCTTTAAGCCGGAGCTATGCAGAACAGCTTTTTATTTATATTGAGGTACAACCTACCGATGAAAGTGTTAGATATGTTTTATATAAATAAGGTTTATAAAGATGAAAAAAGAAAAGATTGAACTTACGCTTGATTACCTTCGTGAATTGTTATTTCAATGGGATTGGAAAAAAGATAATCCAAAATACAAGAGAGAAATCCAAGAGTTAAAAGAGTTGATAAAGTATTGGGAGAAAATGTTAATTTGTAAATAATAAATATGGAGAAGTGAAATGTTTAATAAAGAGCAATTTAAGGATTTGATTGAAAGGACATTAAAGGAATTCAATTTATATTCGGAATCAGCGACACAATTATTATTAGGAACAGCGGCACAGGAAAGTCAGTTCGGTACTTATTTAAGACAAATAACAAAACATTTTAATCCTGATGTTCATGCAATGGGAGTTTTTCAAATTGAAAAGAATACTTTTAATTGGCTGAGAGAAACATATATTAAAAAGGATATACAGAATTTATCAGATTTTCTTAAATCAAAAGAACATAAAGAACTTGAATATAATTTAAGGTTATCAATTATTATCGCTCGTTTAAGATATTATATTGTTCCGGAAGCGTTGCCGAATGCTGAAGATATCGAGGGTTTGGCTAATTATTGGAAAAAATATTACAATACCGTAAAAGGATAGGGCACAACTGAGGAATTTATTGTGAATGATAAAAAATAATAAA